CACCAAAGAATTTGGACCAAAAGGTGTCATGGAGTTTGCTCTTACCGGGCACGTGGTTTGCCAGTTTCTTGGACATTTGTAAACTTATCAGGGGGTAAAACTAAGATTAGTTGAAGTTCACAGGACATCACCCACACTTGATGCCTTGTCTTACCCCCCCCGCTCCCCAGCTAGTGCAGCTGGGCCGCGGCCGTCGGACGCTGAGCGGTGGCAGCATGCTTGTGCACATTGTCCCGCCCGCGCGCCCTAACGGCGGCGGCCTCAGTCGCTTTGACTGGGGCAGCTTTCTTCTTAAGCCAGCGCTCCTTGCGCTGGCTACTCCTCTCACTTTGTTTCCTCACACTGCCGCGTTTTTCGCTGCCAGGGTTGTTCAGATCCTGGCTACTTGCGCTGGGTATATCAGCCTCAGAGCGGGGTTCAGAGACGGGATGTGACTTAACACTCCCGTGTGGTCTGGACCCAGGCTCGGTGCTGGTATCCTCCTTCCGCAATTTGGTTTCGCGAGGACCGTTCTTCCTAGGGGGCCTATCATGCAGACGGGCATGGCCAACAGGTCTAGGTGTTTTCGGTCCTCGTGCAAAATCCTCCTTGCTTCGGGGCGCGCCATTTCGCGGTTTGGTGTGTGGTTTAGTTGAGTTAACTCCGTCAAGCGCCTTGGCGGGGGGTTTTGACGTTCCCCCCGGCTCTCTGTGCGTCTGCAGTCGACTCGCAGCTCGTAGTTTCACAGTAGCCGGTGCTGGGGGCGGATGAAAGACTTCCCCCCCGACACGAACGGGCACCTTGGTGGTAAACGGTGTGGGTTCACCAAAGGTGGGCGCCTTGAGCATGTCCTCTAGACTGTTGCACCCCTGCAACCAGTCTTGGAACTGCTCATGATCAAAGTTAAATGGAGCGAGGCTCTCTCGAGCATACGTATCCATCCATAAGCAATCGTCATCATTCGGTGGTTGGTTGGACGGTTCGTCAGGATCTACCTGAATGTCGGACCATTTTCTAAGTGGAGCCAACAAATCATGGTGTTTCTCTGCGAACGCGACGACCTTCCGATCCGCTACGTGTAGGGCCCTCTTAACCAGAGGGCCAATGATGGGGGTGTTGCTGTCAGTGAAGGAGAGGGACAGCAGTTTCTCATACAGCTTCACACTTGCTGGGACATTAAGTCGCGGAGAAGTGTGGAGTTTTGTTAGAGTGCGTGGTATATCGCAACAACTGCTTGGGTCCCCCTCCCAGACTAACGGGGAGTAGAACCGGGCCAGGAATGTAACCTTGGCTCCGGGATCAGACCTCCTGACCTCACTGGCGGTAAGCTTCAAACCAATGTCACTCGCAGCCTTCTCGTAGATCTTCGGGTTGACGTCAGTGGTTATTCCATCATCCCCGCCATAAATTCCGAGCCTTGAATAGGCCCGGTGGGGGGTGAAGAATTGACCAGTGACGCAGTCCAAAGATTTCCGGAAGGCTAGGAAAGCAACAAAAGCGTTGGCCAGCGAATTGAACGCTGCTGTTTCAGGAGATCCAGACAGACGCGCGGTCCCAGTATTGTATCTTATTCCAAATGTGGTGATCGCTGTCCTATTCATCTGTGTCTCATGCAAACGTGTCAGTTCGGCCTGATACTCTCTCGGATACGCC